GCTAGTGGGGTTCTGAGTGAAAGAAATCGTGTCCTCGCGAACCGCGCCAGCGGGATGCGGGGCACGTTCTCAGCGACTGAGTTGCCGCGTTTGGCTCCCCAAAAGGGCCACACGCACGCCGTTTCAGCAGCGGCGCGCAGCTCAGCCTCGGCTTTTGTCGACATTCTGGGGTCGTATGAGCAGGCTCGCCCTGTTTTTCTCCAGATGTCAAAGACGGACCAGCGGAAGGGAAGGGCTGGGACTCGAAGCTACTATTGGGCGAAGGATTCGAACGCGGAAGCAGTCACCTGCGGCATGCGTGATGACGATCTCAAGGCCATGATAGACGTGGACTACTACGTCGACATGCCAGAGTTCCTACTCCGGAACGAACACCCGTTGGTGCTGTACACGTTTCAGCCCAGTGCGGCCGCGAAACCCAAGGGAGATTACCAGTACCAGTTCGAGGAGAATGGTGCGGTCAAGTTCTTCGTGGGCGGAGGCGGCGATTACGGACACCATGTCTGGAATTACACTGGGGACTCGATTGCCCAAACCGGGCACCTCTGCGGCTTGCTGCCGTGGTTGCACGTGACCTACTCAGTGGAGCGCAAGCAGGTCGACGCCGATCACCAGATCGTGTTGTTGGCCCCAACTACGCGCACCCAGGGTCCGTGGGCCGTGGCTGCTAGTTGGTACTTGAAGGCCCCCCCTCTCAAACGCCTAGACCCCGTGCAGGGCGACTTCGTGCGCATTAGCGCGAGGTCTAACACCGGCACGCGCGTGTCCACGGCTAGAGTCGGGACGTTCCTCGCCGCAACTGTGGATGAGGAGGTTGACGAGGCCATAGCTATGGCAGCCGCTACGACGTCTGTGCTCACGCACGCGACTGTGAAGTCGAAGATGATGTCGGGAGGCCTTGGTCTAGGTGAGACCAAAGGTTCGGAGGTCCTACTGGCGTACCACTTGGTGCGCAGTGGCAAAGTGAAACTGGGCAGCAACCCGCCACCTGAGAGAGTGTGCACGGTTGACGGCGTCATCTCGTACCAGTACCTACCCGAAAGGGGACAGGGAGATTACGAGGCCGGCAAACCGAGCATGGTAGCGTTCATGAGTGCTATAGTCGACGGCGCATTCGTCCCGGACAGATCAGCGAA